CTCAAAAGGCTGAGTGAGAGATAACGAGACTGTGGCGTAATCGGTAGCCGCAGCAGACTTAAAATCTGCCGCCTTGTGCGTGAGGGTTCGAGTCCCTCCAGTCTCACCAAGCGTTCACTAACGCTGCACCAACAAACGGCCTTGACTGCTATGGGGTTCTTCTTGATAGACAATCAGTGACTCTCTGGAGAGACAGAGATTTAACTTAACACAAAGGAAAATGAAATGGACTTAACACAGCAAGAGCTGAAAAGGTTAGTCACGTACAATCCTAAAACAGGTATTTTTACGTGCAACAAAGAAGGAGCAATAGGAGGAAGAAAAGAAGGACAAGTTCTTGGCTCTCCTAACTCAAGAGGCTATTTATGTCTAAGGGTTGCAGGAAAGAAATATCTAGCTCATCGACTAGCTTGGTTGTTCATGGAAGGAAGATTCCCTGAAAAGCTAGTAGATCATATCAATAGAAACAAACAGGATAATAGATGGAACAACCTTAGAGAAGCGGATCATCTGAGCAACGCTCAAAACAACGGAAAACCTTGTGTAGATTTTAGAAAAGGTAAATATCGTGCTAGAATCTGTGTAAACTATAAAGAAGTTTTCATAGGTGCTTTCGGTACGTACCAAGAAGCAGAAGATGCTTACTACACAGCAAAACAGCATTATCACGTATTTAAGGAATAAACATGGACAACAAACCCGTTAAAATCGCAGGTCAGCTCTTCTGGAGCAACTGGATGAACCAGTACAATACTAAGTTCAACGAAGATAACAAGAAGTATGAATGCACTATCGGCAATCTTTCAGACAAAGCCGCTGAAGCCCTGAAGGAGCTTGGCATCCAGATCAAAGAGAAAGACACTATGGGTAAGTACATCGTAGGCAAGAGCCTGTATGTCTTTGAGCCTGTTGATGAAGATGGCAAGCCTGTTGACATTGCCAAGATTGGTAACGGCACTAAAGTCACTGCTCTGGTGTCCAGCTATCGTCACAAGATGTCTGCTAAATATGGTGCTGCTCCGAGCATCAAGAAGCTGATTGTTACTGAGCTTAAGGAATATAACCCGGAACCACGTGAGGAAGAAGAGGCCGATGACGTCCTCTGACGTTATCACTGACGTCCCTAAAAAGCTACTCATTGATGCTGACTACCTGATTTATGGTATTGGTTTTGCTAGTGAGGAGGATTCTGAGAAGTTTGCAAAGAGCAGGTTAGTAGAGACACTAGAAGATATGGTCTACTTACACCTGAAGGCAGACTCTTATGAAGCCTTCTTAACTGGTAAAAACAATTATCGATATGAGATTGCAAAGACAGTACCCTATAAAGGTAATCGCAAGGACGCTAAAAAGCCCAAACATTACGATGCTTTGCGTGAATGTATGATTACCCGCTTAGGTGCTGTCATTGTTGATGGTCAAGAAGCTGATGATGAAGTAGCTATAAGGATGACTAAGGAGCCAGATCAGTACCTGCTTGTAGGCGTTGATAAAGACCTAAGACAGATACCGGGATGGCATCACAATCCTCATAAAGCTCAGACGGAGTACATTGATGAGTTTCAGGCGTATAAAAACTTCACTCTTCAGTTGCTCACCGGGGACAGAGTTGACAACATACCGGGTCTGGAAGGGATTGGTCCTAAGAAGGCCGCTAAAGCTTTGCAAGACGCTAAGACAAAGGAAGCGCTTCTGCAAGCTGCGTTTGATAAGTATAAAGAACTTGGGTATTCGAAGGACTATTTTACAGAGCAGGGGCAACTCCTCTGGCTTAGGCGTACTGAGGGAGAACTATGGCAACCGTCAAACGTAAGCTAACACAGAAGCAGGTTGCAAAGAAGTATGGCTTCCGCAGTGGCTTGGAAGAGCGCATTGCGGAGCAGTTGGACAAGGCGGGTGTGGAGTACACCTATGAGCAGGTAAAGCTGAAATACATCAAGCCAGCTTCTGAGCATGTGTATACACCCGACTTTGTGCTTTCTAACGGGATCATTGTAGAGACTAAAGGCCGATTCTTGATGGCTGATCGTCAGAAACATATCCTTGTTAAGAAACACAATCCAACACTCGACATTAGGTTTGTCTTTAGCAACTCTAATGCACGGATCAGTAAGACAAGTCGTACAACGTATGCACAGTGGTGTATCAAGAATGGCTTTAAGTATGCGGATAAAGAAATTCCTAAAGAATGGATGGAAGAATGAACAGTATTTTTAAAATGCTCGAGCAAGACGCAGTGCGGGATGCTTGGAACAATGTCATGGAAGCTCTTGTTGTAGAGCGCCTGAAGGAAGACTATCTGATGTGTCTTGATTGGGCAGACATGGAGACTGCTAACGCTATTCTTGTGGTGTTGCGTTACTTCATGGTCTACGAGGACTTCAAACACTTCTTGAATGAGGCTAAAGATGCAGGTTACGACACAGGGCGATAATGTCATTTATACCTTCACACAAGAGGAGCAAAAGTACCTTATGGAGCATCATCTTTGGTATCTGCTTCTGAGCAAGATGACGTATAAAGAGACTGTAAAGGTAGAAGGCTGATGAAAGTAAATCTGGTATGGGCTACTCCTGACATTGAAGAGAAAGTAGCTTATTGTGCTCGTGTGAGTAATCCTGAGAATCAGCATAACCATGACACTGCTCCGAAGCTTCTGAAGTACTTGATGAAGCATAAGCACTGGAGCCCTTTTGAGATGGCTAATGTGTGTATGGAGATCGAGACTACACGTGATATTGCACGGCAGATCCTCCGTCATCGTAGTTTTAGCTTTCAGGAGTTCTCTCAACGTTACGCTGTAGTCAATGACTTCTCTATTCGAGAATGTCGAACACAGGATGAGAAGAATCGACAGAACAGCTTGACTACTGAAGACCGAGAACTACAGAACTGGTGGAACTCTGCTCAGTTGCGCGTACAACAAGAAGCTGAATTCATGTACCGTGCTGCTTTGAATCGTGGTGTTGCTAAGGAGCAGGCTAGAGCATTGCTTCCTGAAGGCATGGCAGTGAGCAGGATGTACATGAATGGCACTCTGCGTAGCTGGCTGCACTACATTGAAGTGCGTACCGATCCTAGTACACAGAAGGAGCATCGTGAAGTTGCTGAGGCTTGTAAGACAGTGATTGCTGCGCTGTGTCCGTCTCTAATGGAAATGTATAATGAACATGTATGAAGAGATTGAAGACATCCTAGACAACTTTGACTTTGAACAGGTCAAGAAGACAATGGATGCTCTGGAATGGAAGTACCACGATAGTCCTGATTCTTATATCACTATTGCAGAACTTCGTAAAATGGCAAGGCGTCTGTTGAAAGATGTCTACAATGCTGCTCCTTCAGATCATTGGTTTACTGCTTGCGGGGGCTTTGAAGCTGAACGGTGGATGTATCCCGGAGATCCAAAGAAGTATCTCTATTTGAAATTTGTTGTATCGGAGTGGTCAAATGCTGATTGAAGAATATCAACAACAGGCTTGGAAGACAGCCTTGGAAACTGCTAAGAACCCTGCTTACATGGTATCGAATCTGACCTCTGAAGCTGGTGAAATTGCAGGGAAGTTTGCCAAATGGATTCGCGATGGTGTGATGGACGAAGAAGGTATGCAAAAGGAAATGGGCGATACCTTCTGGCAGCTTGCAGGCTTGGCTACTGTGATGGGTTGGAGCTTGACTGATATTGCTTCTAAAAACCTTCAGAAGGTTAATGATCGTGCTAATCGTTTGACTATTTCTGGATCTGGAGATGATCGCTAATGCGTATCCTTGTCATTCCTGACTGCCAAGTAAAGGAGGGTGTTTCTCTGGAGCACCTTACATGGGCAGGAGAGGCTATCTGTGAGTATCGTCCTGACGTTGTGGTAAACTTGGGTGACTTTGCAGATATGCCTAGCCTGTCTAGCCATGATGTTAAAGGCTCTAAGTACTTTGAAGGTTTGCGCTACAAGACAGACATTCAGGTGGCTAAGGATGCCATGAAAATGCTCTTGAAGCCTCTGCGAGACCTTCAGAGCCGCCAGAAGAAGAACAAGGAGAAGGTTTATAAGCCTCGTATGGTACTGACTCTGGGGAACCATGAGAACCGTATCGACAGGGCTGTAAACAACAATCCTACACTTGAAGGACTGATTTCTACTAAGGATCTTGAGTATGAGAAAGATTGGGAAGTACATCAGTTTCTTCATCCTGTGTTCATCAATGGCGTGGGTTTTAATCACTATTGGCCTGTGGGCGCAATGGGACGACCTGCTGGCAGTGCTAGTGCTATCATTAACAAGCTACATCAATCTTGTATTGCTGGACATCAACAAGGCAAGCAGATCGCTTATGGTAAACGTGCTGATGGCAAGCCTATTTGTGCAATCATTGCTGGTAGTTACTATCTGCATGATGAATCTTATATGGATCAGTTGTCTAACCGTCACTGGCGTGGCTTGTTGGTGATGAATGAAGTCAATGATGGGCACTTTGATGAGATGTTTTTGTCAATCGAATACCTAGGAAAGAAATATGGCAACAAAGAAACAAACTAACAAAGTAACACCTAAACCTAAGACGTACTATTCACGAAAGTTTCTCAATAAAGATAAAGGGATGGCCGCTATTGAGTTTACTTTTGAGTTTAACCCAGAGTGGATGTATCATGGCGGGTGGGATGCTAATGTTGTCATCTCTGACTGCTATAAAGCATCAACGCTTGATTTCAGTTGTTATTCTGTAAAGGACATTGATAAAGTTATCGACAAAGTTTCTCTAATCTTGACTGAGTTTGAGAAATTTGGTAACTTGCTTCTTGAAAACAAAGAAGCCGCTATTGAGGCCATGAAAAAAGCCGAAGCTGAGCGTAAGAAACGTAAGGCAAGGAAGACTAAAACTTCTCTTTTGGATAAGCTGAACAATGATGAGTGAACACAAATGTAACAGTTGCTTCTATATGCAAAATGAGCGTAGTCGCAATCCTTGTAATGTCTGTGAAGGGTATAACAAGTACGTGAACCGTAACATTTATATCCAGCGTCCTGATACGATTGAAATCAAGACATGGGATGAGGAGGATTACTTTGATGAGTGGGATAAAGATCAATACATGAAGCAAGCAGACAATGTTAATTCACCAAAGCACTATATGCTTTTTGAGGATAAAGGAATTGAAGTTCGTCACGTAATTGAAAAGCTTGTAGCTAAAATCTACGCTCAGCCCAAAGGCAGTCCTTCTCCTCTGTTCACTTCTGATTACGCCCAAATGATGCAATACTTTATGCGATTCATGGAAAAAAATGGCAAAGAAGATCTTGAAAAAGGTCTTTGGTTTTTAAATAGAGTGCTAGAGGCGTATGAATGACATTACGCTCGAAGAATTAAAGGAGCGTCTAGCAGGCTTAGATGAGGTCACATTGATGGAAGTGTTAGATATCCACAGCGATGAACTCGTCGAAGCCTTCGAGGACAGAATTGAAGAAAACATAGATAAACTAAAGAGGATGATGAATGAGTGAAACACAGACTTTTAAAATGACCCCTTACAACGAATATATCGCTAAAAGCCGGTATGCTCGTTACTTGGACAATGAAGGCCGACGTGAGCACTGGCCTGAGACAGTGAAGCGATATTTTGACTTCATGCAGAAGCACCTGAAAGAGAAGCATAACTATGTCTTTGAGGATGCTCTGCGTCAGAAGCTTGAGACTGCTGTGGTGAACCTTGATGTGGTTCCTTCTATGCGCTCGATTATGACCGCTGGTGAGGCTCTTGAGCGTCAGAACATTGCAGGCTATAACTGTTCGTATCTGCCTATTGATGATCCTAAGGCATTTGATGAAGCGATGTATATCCTGCTCTGTGGTACAGGTGTGGGCTTTAGTGTGGAGCAGAAGTATGTTAA